CATACCGACTATTCCTACAAAGACAAGTGAACTTACGAACGACAGCAACTTTGCGACGACTGCGGATATACCGACAAAAACAAGCGAACTGACGAACGACAGCGGTTTTGTCAAGACTTCCGAAGCGAACACCTTTACAGCCGAACAGACCTTTTCCAACGCAAACGGTATGAAAGCTAATAAAGTAAATAACCTTAACGGCAACGCGTGGTACGACTTCGACGGAACGAACGATAAGTTTGGTAACACTACAACACCGACCATTATCAGAACGAGTGAAGCAAGACCGAGAGCGCAAGTGCCGAGCGGTGCAACGACTGTGACGAAAGAGATTGCGTTGTTGGAAGATATACCGAGTGCGGGCGAATGGCAAGATTGGACAAGCACAAGTGCTTTAACGGAAGAAGGTTTGTATGAAATTGTTGCCGAAGGTGGAAGTAATTTGAGATATACATTCTTTATTCAATACGAACAAGGACAATATAATTACGGGGCTCGTTGGGTTTCCGCGACTTCCACGGATGTATCAGTAATCGCGCCTCAATGTTCCGCCGACGGGAAATTAAGCGTTACAAAGTCGCTTTCATCAGGTGGAACAACAGAAACGTTGGCTTTCAAATATCGTAAAATAAACTAAAAGGAGATAAACATATGTACGGAATAAGTAACAGTCAACAACAAGGTGGTGGCGTGCTAAATTATAGTACATTAAGCGGCTCGGTAGAGTTTGCGACCGCAACGCCGTCCGCAATGGATGCGTTTTTCGTTGGCTCGGATGTTATGACTTGGGATGTCGTGGACGGAAAAAGAGTGTTGACGAGCGCAAATAATTTAGGGCTTGTCATTAGTAATGAGTATTACTCGCTGGCTGTCGAAGTCAACGGGCAACCCAATCTTCTTGCGGGGAAAGCAAAAAACGCAACAAGCGAGGGGCTTCCTGGCATAACAAAAGTGGAATTTATAGCCGACGTTTTGGGTTTTAGTTTTGTCATATACGACCACGCTGAATATAGTTCAGGTTCTTTGCAAGCAGGCAACGGTGCGGTTATTATGGCATCCTCGACTTCGCCGCTCACTTCTGCAACTGTGCGTACTTTTGTCGGTGAATTGCAAATCGCGTCAACTGCGACAATTAACAATCCCGCAATTAAGAAAAACAGTTCGGCTACAATGTATATCAATACACAGGCTTATGTCAGCGGCGCGAAATCCGACGGGAAGATAACACTTTATGCAAGCGAAGACGGGACGGCGACTTATAAAATGGAAATTCTCGACACGCCTATCGAGGGGTTATTGGGCATTGTTTATGCTTATGTGCCGAGCAGTGGCGGAAACGGGCGATAAATGCGCTCCCGTGATAGCGGAAATCATATCCGACGAACTCAACCACATCGCTAAACTTACGGCTTTGTATACCGAACTTACGGGCATTGCCGAGAACAAGGAGTAATTATGGAACTGAACATTAAACTTATCGGAAATATCGGCAGATTGAACAAGCGAGAGCCGTTCATCATTGCAGACAACGAAAAACTTGTCTTAAACTTCTCTTGTGCAACGCCGCTGACGGACTATTATATCGAACTCAAAAACGGCGACAAATCGGCAAAATACAGGCTTAACGCCGTGTCCACCTATGAAGTGCCGAACGAACTCTTGCAGGCGGGTACTTTGGAAGTTACGGTCAGCCTTTTGTATTGCGGTAAAATCGTCGTAACCTACACCGTCGAGCCTATTATCATTGCTCTTATAGACAACGGCTACAAGGGTTTTGCGGAACTCGACGAAGTCAAGGCGAAATACGACCTGCTTATGGCAAATTACAACGAACTTGTATCAAAGATAAATCAAGTCATCGACACCGCGAACAGACAACAGGAAGATATACAAAAACTGTACAACGCGGTCGAACAAGGCGAATTTTAGCGTGCTACCGCTCAAAAAATCTAACTGCTCTCGTCGGGTAGCAACGGCACGGGCAAAGGAGTTTTTATGGTAACTTTATCACTTACAGCAGAACAAATCGACCAACTTCGCAACATTGCGGCAGTCGGCGGCAAATGGCTTATGGCGGCGTTTACGGCACTCGGCGGACTTGCAGGCATCGCAAAAATCATCACGACTTTTGTGGCAAGAAAGAAACCCGTCAAACTCAATCAATCGGACTACGAAGCAATCGCTAACGCTATCGTCGATAAAACCAACGGCAGTATCGAAATCAATATGTCGTCCGAAATCGACAAGGCAACGCGTAACAGACTTACGGAAGTCGAAAAGGTCAACGGCGAACTTGTCAAGGCTTGTAAACAGTTAGTCAAGTCGCAAAAAGCAATCGCAAACGCCGTTTCGGACTTTAAGACTATATCTACGAGTGCAAGAGACGAACTCAAAGCAAGTATGAATGACCTTGCGGACGGCGAAAACGGGCTTGTGGCGGTCGAAACGCCGAAAGTCGATAAACCTATCGTCAAAATCGAAAAAGTGGCAGAAAACGAAAATACGCCCTTGTATTAAGGGGGTGAGAGTATGAAACGAAACCCGAAAACCATAATGTCGGCAATTATGGAGTACATTGTGCTTATTGCGCCGACAGCTGGCTATGCGATTTATTCGTACACTGACACCTTGCAATACACAATGAGCGCGAACTCAAAAGGTTTCTTTTGGACTTTGATTAGCCTTGCGATTTTGTGTGCTATAATCTACGGCATTTTTAAGTCAAGGTATGACGAGTATCTTAAAGGCTATTACCAACACAAAGCGGATTTGAAAGTCGCGGATAACCCGTCGGAACTGTTAGTCAAGACCGTGGCAAAGGAAGAAAAGGTCGTGTCGAATATAACTTATATACCGATTATGTTCTATCTTCTTATGGCATTGGCTGTTTTGTCGGCGTTCCGCGATGCGATTGAAAAGTTGGAACTCATAATCGAAATCATTGCGGGGAGCGTGTTCGGCAAAATGTGCTTGCATTGCTTGACTACACATTTAAGGGAAGTCGCAACCATTAAAAAGGACGGTGAAACCGAATGAGTAGCGAGAGAAAAAGAGTTGTACTCGTCGGCAGTCGAATAGCCATTAACGCGGCAATATCGTTTTGTATCACGGCGGCGTTGATTTTGTCGAGTTTTTTCATCTTCAAAGGTATCGAAGCGCAAGTATCGGGAAAGGACTTTTGGATACAAAAATCGGTTATGGCGGTCGCTACGTTCTTGTTGATGTTCTCCATTGCGAACGTAACCGAAAACATAATGCTCGCCAAAGACAAGGATATTAACGACCGACTGAACGCGTTAGACACGCATTATCAGACCATTATGGCGAATTACGAAACCGCTGAACTTGAAACCTACATCGAGAACTTGAACAAAGCAAACAAGTATAAGAATTATATCCACAAATGGAAGAAAAAACTTCGTTTCGCAAGTCGCTTTAAGAAATGGGGAACGCCGAAAAGGCTCGAAAGGATAAACAAGGCTTTGACCGTTACGGCAGAAGAACTGTGGGAAAGCGGGCAAAAAGTCAAGTATCATCGGATAACTTTCAGCCAAATGGTGAGCGGTGCGAACGATGTATCACCGAACGATGACGAGAGCGATTTGCGGTCGCACAAAGCACGATACGGCGCACAAAAATTCGGTTGGAAGATTTTATCACTCGTTGCTTTTGGCGCGTTCTCGGGGCAATTATTGTACTCGTGGCAAGACTTCAACAAGGGTATGATTATTCCGCTTATCTTTCAGTGCATAACGATTTTAATATCTATCTACTCGGGAATATGTTTCGGGTGTGCGATGAACGAACGAACAAAACAGACCTTAAAACGCAAATTAAAGATTTTCTCGCAATTCAGGTACAAGATGAACAACAAGGTTGACGGCGTTGCGAACTTGGGCGTGGAAGTCATTAAAGACCTTGAAGTTGAAAGAGCGAAAGAAAAGTCTAACAACCCTATCAAGCGTACTTTTGACGACACCTTTGGAAGCGGACAGCCTGTAAAAGCGGGAGCGTTCGTCGGAAAACTTATCTCGTCAACGATTGATATTGAAGCGGAAAAACTTACTAATTAACAAGACAAAACCCTCGGCATTTCGTCGGGGGCTTGTCTTTCCAAATCGGAGTGTAAAAATGATGTCAGTCGTTCGTGTGGCGACTATTTTATTATAGCATACTGATTAAGGCTTGTCAATATCAAACCATATTTTTTTTGCATTTCCGGGCAATTTATCCCGTTCGGCGGGTTTGATATTCGCAAAGTCCTTGTCGGGCGACTGCAACGCCTTTCGTATTTCTTCGATTTTCTTTTTGTCGGTAATGATAACGTTCTCGTTCATAGTTATAGATTAAAGGCGACAACGTGTTGCTTCCGACAACAAATCATCGCCAATTAAGGGGGAAATGCAATACTACATCTCACTTATACAGTTATAGTATAAGCGACAAAGCGCAAAAAGTCAAGTAAAATTTTATTAAAAATTTGCAACAAAAGTATTGACAAATGCAGGAAAGGGGTGTATGATATAAGAGTAATCGGTATTCGGTGAGTGGTTACATTCGAGTATCGCAAAACTGAATATCGGTTGTGAAAAGACGCCTTGACTATATCCCGTTAGCCACCCTGGGGAAAAGTTAGGGCGTTTTTTCTATACAAAAAGGAGATTGCTTATGGCAGAAAGAAGAATGTTCGCAAAAACAATAATAGATAGCGACGCATTTCTTGATATGCCCTTGTCGGCACAAGCGTTATATTTTCACTTATCAATGCGAGCGGACGATGACGGTTTTATCAACAACCCGAAAAAACTGCAACGAATGGTTGGGTGCGCCGATGACGATATGAGATTGCTTGTCGCAAAGGCTTTCATTATTCCGTTCGAGAGCGGAGTTGTGGTAATTAAGCATTGGCGAATAAATAATTACATACGGAACGACCGCTATAAACCGACGAATTACACCGAAGAAATGGCGCAATTACAGGTCAAGGCAAACGGTGCTTATACCGAGAAGTTACCGCTTGGTATACCAAATGGATACCAAATGGATACCCAGTATAGGTTAGGTAAGGATAGGTTAGATAAGAATAGTATAGAAGAAAAAGACATAAATGTAGAAAAAGAAAGCCCGACGGATAAGCCGTCGTCGCCCGCTCCAAAACACAAGTATAGCACTTATAAGAATGTTTTACTTACAGAAAAAGAGTATAACACGCTTATCGGAATGACCGACGGAAAGGAAGCAATAGAGTTTTTTGGAGAATACCGAGCCTACAAAGGTTACAAAGCGAAGAGCGACTATTTGGCGATAAGAAAGTGGGTTTTCAACGCACTTAAAGAGCAACGAACAAAGCAAGGCAAGGCGAACTTCACCGAGCGGAAGTACACGGCACAGGAGATGAACAGCATTTTCGAGAAAGTGCCGAACATTGAAGATTACGATTTATAAGGAGTGAATTATGGATAAAATACAATGGCTTGACGAAATTTGTCCGATATGCGGTAAAAAAGTAAATTCGTGGGATAAACGATTAAGCAAAGCGTTGGGATATAAGAATATCACTTGCGAAGCGTGCATAGCCGCTGAATACGATATATCGGTTGACGAACTTCGCGATAAAGCGGAACATCACTTCGGAATGAAGCCTTGTATGGGGATATAATTATGGCAGTGTATAAGACGAAGTGCGGGAAATACTTTAAGCGTATGGACGGCGGCGAAAGTTATTATATGGGCGAGAGTTGGGGCGAACAATACGGTAAAGAAACTTGTTATTGTCCGTTCGAGCATTCTGAATGCGAATACCATAAGGCGTTTAAGTCAAAATTTCCCAAAATGGGGTTTGCCGATTGCGAGGGTGTAAAAGTCAGCGATAACGAGTACGACTACAATAATTCGTTGACTAAAAAGAACGATGAACTCACTAAAAAATCGCATGACGCAGTTGTTGCAAAATTCGGCGGGTTGTGTATGGCAATAAATTACGACGGCAAAGGCGGTTATACGATAAACCGCGACAGTTGCCGTGATTGTTGGGAGAAAACCTGCAATATAACCAAAAAAGAGCGAGACATAACCAAATGCCGCATAATGGCTGATGTTGTTGTTGAATGGGACGATAAATTCGGGTTTTATGAAGAACATCACAAAACACTTACTCATAGGCAAGTTACAAAAAATTTTGTGCCGAGAGAATATGCGGAGCGAGCAATTAAGGACAAGCATTCCGTTTATATATCAATGTTCGAGATAAACACCTTGCAGACGACGGAAATAATGTTAGGATTTGCGCCAAAGCCCGAAATTGTGCGATATTACATTGTGAACTCGAACGCCAAAAGAGACCTTATGGAAGACTTAAAAGCCGTTGCGGACGGTTATACCGTTATCCACGAAAGCGATGTTATCGCCGCCAAAAAATCCGAAAAATCGGCACGGCGAAAGGTAATTCGAGAAGAAAAAGAAAAGAAACTGAAAAAGGCATTATTTGGGAAACGCAAGCCGAAAGAAGTACAAATCAGTTTTGACGACTTATAAGCAATGCACCGTTTGGGCGGGAACGGCGTAAATAAACGACAACATAATAAAATAACACCCGAAGTCGGGAAGCCGCCCTTTCTCGGCTGACATAAAAAGGAGAATAAAATGGAAGAAAAAACTATGACAATCAATGAACTTATCGACAGAATTAACGAAGCGCAAGCGTTGGCTTATCAACAGCATATACAAGCGAACGCAATCATTATCAACGAGAACTTTGTTCGTGTCCCCGAAAAAATGATGGGCAATGCAGTATATCCTCCGATGATTTGCGGACTTGAAATGCACTACACAAAAGCCGAACTTCCCAACAATACTATGTTTGCCGTATGCGAAGTAAGGGAAACGGAACGGGAAAAAGCGATACGGCTCGCAAAAGAAGAAGTTGTACGAAAGGTTAAAAAATACATTGACGAATTGTTCGACAAGTTAGACGACTTGACACACGAATAGAAAGGTGATATAATGAGTAAATCAAGAGCGAACGAATTATTGCAACAACTGCATTCTAACCTTACGGCGAATTGGACGGGAAAAGCGCGCTTCTCGTCGTCGGAAGCAATCAATATGTGTCGGGAGATAATCAATGAATACGATAACGATAATTGTAATCGGGATAACACTGCTGATAGTGTTCCCGTTGTTGGCGAACAATGATTGACTACGAAGAAAAGTGGAAAGAATATCGTAATCGGGCGATACAGGCGTTAGGAACGGCGATTGTAATCACCTTGATAGTTGTTGCGAACATCGGTCTTATAGCGTGCATAGGGCGTTTATCGGCGCAACAGACAAAGTATCTTCTGTATGCTCAATGCGGGCTTGTGGATATACTGGGGAGCGTGGGAATGGTACATTGCTATCACTACTTTGACAAATGGAAGGAGAAGAAGAAAAACGGGAATGATAAGAGCGAATGACGGCAGGGTTATTGTTGCTTTACCGTTGGTATGGAAAATCGGAGATAGTAAGTGAACTTGAAAAATGCACTCGATAACGGGTGTGTTTTTTTGTGCGAAAAATTTTTGAAAAAACTTTGAAAAAAATATTGAAAAACTATTGACAACGGGACGGGACGGGTGTATAATGTAACTATAAAGATTAAGAAAGGCGCAAGCCGAAAGGAGTTAAAAATGAAACTTTCAAATCAGAAAACTTTTGAAAAATGGTGCGAAAAAAACGGTTTCCGTGCGGGTGCATTGCTTGACGACGCGGAACGCTGGGCGAGCGAGTGCGACGGCACATACGGAAACGACGACATAGAAATTGAAACAGGGCGCACAACGAAATACGGAAACATTGAAACAATCCATTTTATTCTTGTGCGCGCTGAACTTGTAGAAGTCAAAAATGACGACGGCGAAATCATCGGGCACTATCGAATGGACGAGCCGTGGACTTACGGCGATGACGATTACATCGACGGGACGATTGAAGAAGCGATATATCGTTTTTAATTAAAAAAAAGGAGGCAAATATGAACGCGAGAGAATTAGCGGAGAAACACGGCGTGAGCCATACATTGATTTATAATATGGCAAAAAAACTCGGAAGATTGCCGACTGATGAAGAAATCGAAAACCGCAACCGCAAGACGGGACGACCGCAGAAGTACAGGAGTATCGAAGATGAAAACGGAAAATAGTTGTTATAACTGCCCGAACAGAAAGGAAGCCTGCCACGATAATTGCGAAGTCTATAAGGCTTGGAAAGCCGAGTATCAGCGCAAGGAAAAGGAAGAAACAAAAACACGCAGAGCGTACTACAACTACGTCTATTATCGAGGGAAAGACTGATGTATACGGTATATTGCGGAAGAGTGTGTTGCAATTTCAGCAAATTAAGCGATGCGGACTATTTTGCGAGAAAGAACGGAACAGTGGTGTTCGGCATTGCGAGAGCAGAAAACGAAAAAGGAGTGAAAAATGAAAATGGTAGCAGATACGGAATTAACAAACGCGTTTTATGATTATTGGAGCGACGGCGAAAAGGTGGAATTCCTTGAAGCACTTGACGGGGCGATTGCCGAGATTAAAGAATTAGGCTTTGAAACCTACGCAAAGAGAACCCTTGCAAAACTCAAAGAAATGCGAGAATACTGCAAGGAAGAAATCAAAGAAGAAGCAGAATTCGAGGGAGTTTGCCCTTATTGCGGAGAAGAATTGGAATATAATGATAGAAGCGGAGAATACGAGTGCCATAATTGCGGATACAATGGCGGATATGTACCCGACGACGACAGACTTAAAGATTACTGACGAACTTCCGACCGCCGCCGACCTTATCGAACTTATCGATACCTTGAATGCGGTCAAGGCGGAGAAGATAGCAAGATTGGAACGATATATTGAGTATCGGGAAGAACGAAACAAACACGACCGTGAAGACATAGAACGGTTGAAAGAATACTTAAAGGAGTGTCAAAAATGAAATTCAGAACATTAAAGGAAGATGAAATCGAGTGCCGAGTGGGGCAGATAAGCGCAAAGGGCTTTACGCTCTTACTGTATAAGAACGCAAGGGTAGATATGGACTTGCTGGACGAAACAGTGGGTGCGGAAAATTGGCAACGAGACCACAAGGAACTCAAAGGCAACATCTATTGCGGAGTGTCGATTTGGGACGAAAACAAAAAGCAATGGATAACCAAATGGGACTGCGGAACGGAGAGCAACACCGAAAAGGAAAAAGGCGAAGCATCTGACAGTTTCAAGAGAGCGTGTGTCAATGTGGGCATCGGCAGGGAACTGTACACATCGCCGTTCGTATGGATAAGCGACCACGTTAAGGAGCGCAACGGCAAGTATGTTCCTGACTATCGCAGTATGAAAGTGCAGGAAATAGGCTACACCGACGACCGCAAGATAAACCGACTTGTCATTATAGGCGACGGAGAAGTTATATTCGAGTACGGTAAAGAAACGCCGAAAAAGGCGGCTAAAACCGACGAAACGCCAAAGACCGATAAATGGAGCGAAGCAGAGCGTAAGGTGTTTGAGATGGGCGAATTTACGGAACAAAACATCGGATATATCAAGACGGTGGAGTTGAAGTACGACAATCGTTACAACGGGAAGACCGTCGGAGACCTGACTTACGAAGAAATTTGCGACCTTATCGGCACGACAAAAAGTCAGTGGCTGAAAGACAGATTGTGTACTTACAGAGACTTTTTAGCGCAGACGCGCATTGTGGGCGGAGAAGAAGAAACGCCGTTTTAAGAAATAAAGGGAGTGTAAAAAATGGAATACGAAAAAAGAACAAAGATAGAATTATATAATGACCATTTCGAGAACGCGAAACGCTACGGAATACCTCACGCACAACTTATTATAGCGGATATTCCATACAATTTAGGGAACAACGCTTATGCAAGCAACCCGTCGTGGTATGTGAATGGCGATAATAAGAATGGCGAAAGTGATAAAGCGGGTAAGTCGTTTTTCGATACCGACAACGATTTTAAGATAAATAATTTTTTGACTTTTGCACAAGGTACTTAAAAAAAGAACCAAAAAAAGGCGGAGAACGAGGGAAAAGTAGCGATGCGCCTGCAATGATTGTCTTTTGTGCGTTTGAACAAATGGCAATGGTAATCGAAGAAGGCAAAAAACACGGTCTTATGAAAAGTTCTTCCGCTTCTTTTTTTCTTTCTTCTTCGGCGCAGGTTTTGAAAGCGAATATGAAAATCGTCGGAGCGACCGAATATGCCGTTGTGTTATATCGTGATAAGTTGCCGAAATTTAGAAACAACGGGAAAATGGTGTTCAACTGGTTTGAGTGGAAACGGGACGGAAAAGAATATCCGAAAATACACCCGACACAAAAACCTATAAGCGTGTTGAAACGATTGATTGAAATTTTTACGGACGAGGGCGATGTTGTAATAGATCCGTGTGCGGGAAGCGGAAGTACATTAAGAGCGTGTTCGGAAATGAATAGAAGTTGTTACGGGTTTGAAATCAAAAAGAACTTCTATAAAGACGCAAAAGAAAAAATGTTAAACGACATTATCGTGCAAGAACAATTAAGCATATGATAGAATTCCAAAGCAAAAAACCGAAGTTATCAATAAGCCTTGACGGGGCGGTCGAAGTAACGTTCACCGCTCCACGGGCGAAACTCGAAGCCTTAACCAACCTTGCGGACAAGGACTTTGACATCACAGTGAAACAGCACCGAGAGAAACGAAGCCTTGATGCGAACGCCTACGCTTGGGTTTTAATCACTGCGATTGCGGACGAACTCCGGGCGAGCAAAGACGAGATTTACTTTGAGATGTTGAAGAAGTACGGGCAGGGCGAACTCATAAGCGTTAAGACGGGTATCGACATAAGCGGGTTTGTCAAGTATTCGGAAGTCGCAGGATATGGAAAGGTCAACGGCGTTGAATTCACGCATTATAGGGTGTTCAAAGGCAGTAGCGAATACGACACAAGAGAGATGAGTATATTTATCGACGGGATAGTATCAGAAGCGCAGGCGTTGGGCATAGACACGAGAACGCCCGAAGAACTTGCGGAAATGAAATCTTTATGGGAGAATGGGAAATGAACAATAAGCAAAGATACGCCATATTGAAGAAGAACAAAGAACAGTGGTTGAAGTATTATTCGATTAAAGACGAGAGCGGGATATATATCCTTACGCGCTACGACGACAACGGTTTCAAGTTTGCGTATGTGGGGCAGGCAAAGAAAGTCCTTACACGGCTTGCGGAACACCTTATGGGGTACAATCAACACATAGATTTTTCTTTACGTAAACACGGCATCGGCGCGCCGTTCGTTAAAGACGACAAGTGGAAATGCGAAAAGATTATCCATTGCGACGAGAGCGAACTCAACCGCTTGGAGCAAGAATGGATACGGAAGTGCCACGAACTCGGCTACCAACTTTACAACCATACGACGGGAAGTCAAGGGCAAGGCAAACAGGCATTAGGCGAGCAGAAGCCCGCAAAAGGCTATTACGACGGAATTAAGCAAGGTCGCAAGAAAGTAATCGACGAAATCAATAATCGGCTCACAAAGGGCGATATTCGGCTTGTTATAGACTGTCCGAACAAGCGAAAGGAACAGCACCTTGCTAAACTTATGGAAATATTGGGGGAAAACAACGATGAAGATACGGAATACGGCGGAGATTGTTAAAGAGATACTTGAACAGAAACCGAGAGCAAGGGACTGCGATTTTGTACTTTACGGTTTCGTGTTGAACAAGTACGGGTATTCGGTCAACATACCGTTCAACGAGTTGGCGAACTTGGTAAAGGCGGAAGAATTACCATCGATGGAAACCGTCGGACGGGCGAGAAGAAAGGTTATGGAACTCTACCCGTATTTAAGGGGCGACAGTTACAAGGTCAGGTTAGACAACACAGCGGAGTACATCGATTTTGCAATGGATAAAAGCGTATGAAATCAATAATCAAAGGCGATAGCGAAGATAGGTGTTACATTTGCGGACGGGCGGAGTGGATAGAACGACATCATATTTTCAACGGCACGGCGAACAGAAAGAAGTCGGAAAAATACGGACTAACCGTCCACTTGTGCCTTACGGCGTCCGTGCTGTTCAGAGATTGCTTTGACGAGGACGGCGAAAACAACTGGGAAATATCAACGCTCCGACAGAAACTTATGAAAGTTATCGGAGATTATATCAACACAGGCGCATTAGTTCCGTTTGACAGAGATTTGACGACCGACGACGGACTGACTGATTACGGACATTGCACAGACACCATATCGCTCTTAACTTGCGACGAATACCGTAAATACAGGAAGTTTATCCCGAACTGTGGGGAATGGCATTGGACGATTACGGCGGAAAGTCTGAAATACCCGTACTATGTTCGCGGTGTCAATTCAGGCGGTTCTCTGTACGACAGCTATGCGTACGACGGAGACAGCGGGGTTCGTCCGCTTTGTGTTCTGAAACCTGATACTATTGTGGAGGTGCAAAATGACGAAAATAAAAGTTTTCCGCACTGCTGGACAATCTCTTGAAGAAGTCTTGAACACTATTGGATATGACAATGTTTTGGAGATAGTTTCGGAGCATTGTTTTAACGGTGCAATAATAAATGTCATCTACAAAGAGCCGCCAAAAGTCAGCGAACAAGCGGAGGTGGAAGAATGAAACAAATCAGAGCGTTAAGAGCGAACGGCATCGTAATGTTGGTATCGTCGGTGATAACAGCCGTATGTGTCGGGGTGTGTTGGAAATACTTTGCGGTTGCGGTGCAAGCGATATACATCTGCATAGCGTTGATGTTTGCGGTGTTCGGCGGAGTTATGGTCGGACGGAGCATTTGGTTGACAAAACAGGAAAAGGAGAAACGGAATGGATGATTATTCGATTTGGTTGACGTTTGCGTGGCTTGCAGTTGGTTTTGCGTTGCTTGCGAGTTTTATTGTTAGCAATTTGACGAACGGAAAACGCTATGTTAGCGGGAAGCAATTTATCCGCTTTATGGATAGGAACGAGAAAAAAATACTAAAAGAATTGCAGTGTTGCATATTCAAGCCCGATGTTATTTTGGTTGACAAGCATTATATTTGGGGCGACAAAACAGACATTGGCGGAGTGCCTATAATCTATTGCAAATTTTTCAGCAAAAGCAAATATGCGTTCGTTTGGTGGGATAGTCAAAATACCGAATATTGCGACAAAATTGGGGAATTAAGAAACAAGGAGAATAGAAAATGACAGTAGCAGAAATTTGTATAGTTGTTTTTGCTGGAATAGGGACAATATTTGTGCTAATTCCTGCGATATATGTAAATTTTGACTATTTCAGACAACGGAGAAAGAGTAAAGGAATGCTATTTATGCGTATTTTACGCGAAATGGAAAAGTTGCACAAACAGAAACACGAGGTCAATTTTATACTTGTAAGCGACGATGTTCCTTACCTTGATTTTGACCGAGTTATGGGTGTTCCGATTGAAAGGGCAACATTGCCGAAAGGTGTTCAATTTGTTGTAGCGGAAAGAAAGGAGAAGAAAGAATGAAAAACAAAGAAGTATATGCAAAGGAATTGACCGAGTTTTATTTGGATGGAGAAACATTTGCAGTAAACAAAAACAACGGCAGGTTGGTCAAGTGTCGCGATATGGCGTGTCCAAATTGTGCATTTGATAGTGATGTGCCTTGTAGCGATAAACAAAAAGAATGGGCGGAACAAGAATATGAAGAGCCGATGCTGACCGAATAAAAACAATGCGAAAAAATATTAAAGGAGCAGAAAAAATGAAAAAATCGTTCAAATCACTCATTATAGTACTTATTATAGTAATGTGTATAGTGGTATTGGCGGGGTGCGTAACGCGGTCGCGAATGATTGACAAGCCGACGAATTCATTAACGATACGGATGACGGACGGCAATATCGCCACATATCGGGGGCAAATCAAGAACATTGAAGAAACGAAGAACCTTATCATTCTTACTGTTGATTACGGGAACGGAATTGTATCCACCGTTGTGTTCAACAAAGAGAATATAACTTATGTCGAATATGCTTGACAAGCGGTCAAAGTTATGATATAATGGTTGTATAACGAATAGGAGAACAGCCTATGATTTTATCGGTGAAACTTCATAGGAGCGCAAAGTAGACAGGGAAGCCTGTCTATTTGCCGTTGTAAACGAAATGAGATTTACGGACGAGAACAATAACATATCAGTCAAGGACATACGCATTAAGGGCGACAAAGCATCGGGACAACCGATAACGAAACTTGCGATGTATGAGAACATAGCAGACACGCCTGCGGAATTTGCGAAGATAATCAGGTCGGCGCAGGAAATGTTGGACGGTATTGCATTCACGCCGAAGCAGGCGGAAACGGTCAAGAGCGTTGTTCAGAGCAGGGCGGCAGAAGCCGTACAAAAGGCTGTGGACGCTATTTTAAGGGAACTTGACGAACAGGGCTACAAGGAAGCGAAAGAAGCGATAGAACGATTTGTGGAGGCAGAATAATGGCAAGTAACATAGTAAGAATTGCATACGGGGTTGTTAAGGGTGCAGGCATTGACACGAGCGATATGACGGTTGATGAAGTCATAGCGAAGATGAACGAGTTGCAAGATAGTGACAAGGTGTCGAAGCGCGACCTGGACGAGAAGAAACTCAAAGAGAAGGGCTATACCGCAGAGCAGTTGAAAGATAAGAGCGATAAGGATACAGCGGATACGGCAGAGAAGTTTGGCAACGAAAAGGGTGGAAAAGAAGAAAGATTGCGTCAGATTGACGAAGAAATCGAAAAACAAAAGAAATCGCTTACCGAAGGAATAACAAAAGATGTTGATGCGTGGAGAGATGCGAAAACGGGGAAACTTATAAACTCTAACAAGAGAGGCGAGTTTTTCCTTACAGATGACGAAACAAAAGCATCGACCGCATCGGCGGCGTGGAACATCTATAAGAATATGAACAAATTACAGCAACAAGGGCTGGAACCCGTTAAGATAAGCGTTAAAAAAACTTATGTCGAGATACCATACGAAGACAAACAGAAAATTCAAAGACAAATAGAAAAGTTAAAGACGGAAAAGGAAGCGTTACAACAGGGATACGACACGCTTGAAGAATATCAAAGCGCGAAAACCGAAGAAAACACAAAAAAACGAGATGCCCGTAAAGAAGAAATAGATAATTCTTACTTCGGGAAGCACTATCGCAAGGACTTCTACGGAGTGTATTATGATTATTACGGATATGATAAAGGTGGAATACGGAACTTTTATGCTCCTGAAATCGACCAGCGCGCGGCAATAGAATTGTTTGCGCGCCGTGCAAAAGCATTAGGGGCGACATATGAACACGCAAGTGCGAAATCGGGAGAAGGCAAATTTTCGACATCGATATATCTTACTTTGGACGGCAAGACATTAAGAATATCTAATCACGAATTGCCCGATGCACCTTGGCGTGATACATTGACTAACAATTGGCAGGCGCGCTGGGATGACGAGATAGTGTTCGGAAGCAATGCGGACAAGTCGAAAGCGACAAACGAAATGTTAAAGGCAAAAACACAAAAGGAATTCGACGACTGGGTATTGTCGAAATTCAAAAGCGAGGAAGATTAAGAACGGGGGTGATTAGTAATGACCAAAGCCGAACGGGAAGCCTGTAAGGCGGAATTCATTACAGGTAACTACCGAACATTAACAGAATACGCAGACGCGCACGGTTATAGTAGAACATATATACGAGAGATAGCGGCGGATGATTCGTGGCTTGCAGACAGGGAAAAACACAACAAACAAATAACACACAAACTGCTTACACAACACAAAAAGGAAGCGATAAATACGCTTACAGCACGCCGTGAGATGATGGAAGACATCAAAAGCACATTATTGAAGCGGGTGCAGGAGAAGTTATCGGAAGCAACCTTAACGGCGAACGAGATGAACTTATTGGCGAACGCGGTGGTCAAGATTGACACTATGGACAGCGGTGCGATTGAGACAGCGGACAGCGAACGGGAAGCGTTAGAAAAGGTAGTAGAAGCCTTAGAGGGGGCAATATGCCGAGACAATTAACGTTTACGGATAAGCAATTACAATGCTTGAAGACACCGACGAAGACCTGGAATATATGGTGCGGAGCGGTGCGAAGCGGTAAGAGTTTTGCAACGATAATGCAGATGCCCTTGAAGATAAGCAAGCATTATGACGAGCCGTGCCTTATAGTAGCGAAGACACTCGCTATGGTCGAGAAGAACGTATTGAGCATATTACGAAATCAATACACGGACAGGTTTATCGGGTTTATCAAGAGTACAGCGGACGGACGGCGAGTAGTAAATATATTCGGCAAAGAGATAGACTGTGTCGGAGCGAACGATGCGAGAAGCGCGGCGAAGATACACGGAACGGAGTACGGATATGTTTATGGCGACGAAGTAGTCTTGTGGGACGAAGCGTTTTTCACTATGTTGCAATCAAGGTTAAGCCTTGCGGACAGTGAGTTTGACGGGACTTGCAACCCTGAAAGCCCGTCGCATTATCTGAAACAGTTTATGGATAGCCCGACATTTGACGGGAACTGTTTTGAGTTTACGCTGTGGGATAACCCGTATCTACCGAAGCATTACATAGAGCGGTTAGAGAACGAGTACAGGGGAACGATATATTACGACCGTTTCATTTTGGGAAAATGGACGAGTTGCGAAGGGCAGGTCTTTCCGCTGTTCAGGAGAGACAAGCATTATATTACGCCTGACAAATACACCGAACTGTTCAATGAGAATATGGGCAAGATACGGTATTGTATTGTAGGTGGAGACGGGGCGACAACGAACGATAGTACGGCGTTAGTGCCTTTGATGATATTCTCGGACGGACACGCTTGCGTGGGGGATATATTCTATCATAACCCGAAAGAGAGCGGACAATTATCGAACGCTGACCTTATACCTTATATCCGACAATGGTACGATGATATAATTAGGAAGTACGCATTGGATAGGGGCGGGGTAAGGTTTTATACGGCAGTGGACTGTGCGGCGGCGGACTTGGTGCTGACGATGCGGAAGAACTTGCCGACGAACTATAACATTACGGCGATGACAAAGAAATCTATCACGCAGACGACGGATGTTGTGAACAACGCCTTTGCGAGAGACTTGGTACATATTCTTGATGTTGGTGGGACTTATAACTATGTGAGACGAAGATTTGAAAGCGGAGTGTCGCAGTTGGTTATAGACCTTGAACGGATGATATGGGCGAAAGGCAACGAAACTTACGATGCGAGCGTTCCGAATGACGTGGCTGACGCGTTTAGGTACGCCGTGAATACTTATTATAATAACCCGCTGAATATGTGGGACACGCCTGATTTCGGGCAATAGAAAGGTGAATTATGGACTGTGATTTTAACTCATTAGAATTTGCACCGTGGCAGACCGGGGCGGCGTTCAACGCGTATCACACTTACAGTTTCGTCAACAACAGTGTATTCTATTCGATGATACCGTCGTATTATCGGGAATATATGAAGCGTTATGTGCAGAATGCTTTGTGGTGGAACGATGGCTGGGTGCCGTATTTCCACAATCAGGACAAGGGCATTTTGTCGACGAGACTGGCGGGAGCGATTGTTGATAGAGTAGCACGAAAGGTTGCAGGCTCGCGCATTATGTACAAAAATGTGGGCGAACTCAAAGACGATAAAGGAAGCAATGTAACCCGTAACTTTATAGCCGACTGGGCAAAAAGAGTAAGGTTTGAGAGCGCGTTGAAGCGTGGTATTAAGTACGCGGCGGCGGGCGGTACTGCATTGGCGAAGACAAACAAAAACGCTGACGGCGATTTGTGGGTGGAGAGTTTAAGGTTTGACAGATTTATACCCACGGTGGATGCCGCAACGGGACTTGTGCGCGATGTGAAATGTTACCTGAACTTTGTCATTGACGAGAGCAAGAGCAAGGACGGCGAGAGAACGGGCGCGTATTGCCTTATAGAGCATAGGTATTTCGGTGAATATACCACGGTAACTGGCGAAGTTATAAAGAACGCCGCGTTGGTGGAGTACGAAGTAACAAGGGCTTACGGAAGCATTACGAACGGAGAATTCGTCGGAAACTCTTATGAGCGCATAAAGTGGGTAAATTTGCCCGACAAGATAAGAAAAGCGTTCAAGGACAATTACGGCACGGTTAGGTTGGATGAGCCTATTTTAATGCCTTTCAAGGACTGGCTCGGTTGCGAACTTATGAACTGGACGGACGGGATAACGGGAATGCCTGGGATGCCGTTCGGAGAAAGTTTAATCTTGAAAGCGATACCGTTCTTGCAAGAGTATGACTACCTCACGAGTGTCTATGGAACAGAGATGTACCTTGGGCGCGCAAGGGTTATATTATCGCAAGGACTTGACAGCGGAACCAACAGAGCGGGGCTTGCTGGCGGTTGGGATAGCGCATTGAACGACCAGGCATTTGTGAGAACGCCGAGTGTAAATCCCGAAGATGACAAACCGTTGCCGATACAATTCGAGATACGCTCGGAAGCATTGGCGAAGATGAGAAACAATCTGCTTGAAGCAATAGCGGTGAACGTGGGGATATCCCCGTCAACATTGGCACCGTTCTTACAGGACAGCAGTGCGAGAACCGCAAGGGAAGTATCCACGGAAGAGAACGAAACGGCGGCGTTTGTTGCGGACACAAGGTCTGTGCTGGAAACGGCGATAAACGCAACCTTAAAGCATATATGCGAATACTATCGAGCATTGCATCCTGAACTGTTGGATACGGTGGGGATAAGGTGGTCGCAGGCTGGATTGTCTAACCCGTATATGACGACGGAAATGATGACGCAGCAATACAACGCAGGACTTATCAGTCTTAAAGGAGCAATATCGGCATTGAACCCTGACGAAGACGAAGCGCAGATTGACAAACTTGTCGAAGAAGCGAAAGCGGATGCAATGGGACACGCTGATTTTAACGATAAGGACTATTATGATAACGAGACAGTTGAACCCACAGGCGATAACGCTTGAAGACGCACAGGGTGAGATTAAAAAGACCATAAAGGACGCATATCTTGCGGGAAAGAGCCGCAGAGAGACCGAACGGCTTGTTGCTTTAATCATTGCGGCGGCGGTCAAGAAACTACATACTCCTGCATTGATAGATTGCGCGCCACGGTCATTGTGGACGATGGCGAGAAAGGTGTACAGCAATTTTTCAACGCTTAACGCAGAGACCTTGAAAACCGTTGCAAAAGGTGTTCCGACGGGGCAGTATCCGAAAACCTATATGAAGCAAGTCAACGACACATTGCGGAAGATAGCGGATATACAGGCATTAGATGCGGACGATGTTACGGGAAGAAACTCATTAAGAAACCGTGCGGAGATGGAAGTGCGGTACGAGTATCATCAGAACGAGATTGCGGACTTTAAGAAACAAGGTGCGAAGTTAGTAATATGTAGCACGCACGCAGACTGTTCAGACAGGTGTTATCCGTGGCAAGGTAGGGTTTATAGTTTAGACCATACAACGGGCATTACGGCGGACGGAAAGCGGTATATTCCGCTCGAAACGGCAACGGATATATATTATACCACAAAGGCAGGAAAAACCTATAAGAACGGATTGTTGGGCTTTAACTGCCGACACAGGCTATACGAGTACAAAGACGGAATGCAAGTGCCTTATGTTTCGGCAAAGGAACAGAAGCAAGAGTATGCGATAACCGTGAGACAAAGGCAAATGGAAACGCAGATAAGGCACTATCGGGAAGAATACCTGATTTACCACGGCACGACCGACGAAGCGTTGGCGCAGAGAGCGAGAAAAAAGGCAATCGCACTGAATAAGCGATACATTGCTTTCAGCCAAAAGAACGAAAGGGCGTACTATCCCGACAGGGTTAAAATCATTTAAGTCAATAACAGTAGCAAAGTTTGCGGTTTGGACGGAGAGAACGGCACAGCCGTTGTAGAACGGACTAAAAGACGGGACGGCGGGGAACTGTTGGAGAATAGAATATTCTAAATACATTAAAAAGGAGCAAAAACATTATGGCAATTTTTGGACGAAAGAAGCCGACACTCGAAGAAATCTTATCGATGATTGACGGCTTGCCCGAAGAAGATAAAACCAAACTCTCGGAACACATGACCGAACGCCACGACGAAGAAGAAAAAGCGTACGAGGAAAAGGAACAGGGCGAAGAACTCGAGGAGAAAGGCGAAGTCGAAAAGGGCGAAGAAGAAGTGGAGCAAGCGGACGAAGCACACGAAGAAGCGACGGAAGATGCCGAAAAGGCAGAAGACGAAGCCGAGGCGGACAAAGAGTATGCGGAAGAAGAAAAGCACGACAAAGAAGACACGGAGAGCGTGGACGAACGAGAAGCGGTCTTTAAGGCATACGAAGAACGAATTGCAAAACTCGAAGAAACCGTTGCGAGAATGGCTGAAAGGCTTGAAGACAAAGAATTCGGCGCAATGGGTACAGCAAACCCGACCACGGACAATGGCGAGTGGGTGGGAAGACACACAAAAGCCTATTTTGGCAGATAACACAAATTAAAAGGAGATTTTATTATGGCAGCAAAACTTGGTAACTACAATGAACCGTTTGTAAACGGCGCAACTCTTAAAAGACTGTATTCGGCAGTCGTTAAGGATAACATTTTTCAAGACCTCTTTACGAGAGACGGCGAAGCGGTAACGGAAAAATACTGCGAAGACACTTCTGTCGCACAGGTAACCGTTCTGCGTATTCTTCCTGGCAACGGCGCGGCTCGTGCTATCGGCGCGGACACGAACGGCGGTTTCTTCAATGATAACCCTGCGTTCTTCAACCAAACCGAAGCGTACAATATCGACCTGCTCGATGTTGTTGACTTTATGATTGATATCCCCGAAGTACAGCAGGATATGATGTCCACCGACCTTGTCGCACAAAGGGCTAAAATCCTGGGCGGTCAAGTATCTCGCGCGGTCAACGCTATGACCATTGCGGCACAACTTGCAAGGAACTTCAACGATATCGCAAGCGGCAAAGTCGAGAGCAACTGGGTTGTTATGGACGCACAGCCTGGCACTGGCGCATATCTCAAATACATCGTCAAAGCGAGCGCAAACCTTGACAACGGCAACCCTGACGAGGGTATCGACACCTATCCTATCGAAGAAAGGGCTATCTTCCTGCGCGCTGACTATAAGGGCGAACTTATGGCGGCTGGTCAACTTCTTGTTGGCGGCTCGAATGCGGCGCAGTATATGGTCAAAGACGGCGGCTTGTCTCCCGAAGACAAATCGGATAACGTAACTGGTTTCAGCGGTCGTATCCTCGATATGCCTGTCTATATGGCTGGCGAAGCGGTATGGAATATGGCGGCATCGTATCTCGGCATCGCTCCCGCAAGCATCAAAGGCGTTAAAGGTCTTGTTGTATCGGGTATCGGCACCGGTCGTGGTCTTGCATTCAATGCATCGATTAAACAAATCGACAGCCCGAACGGCGCAGGTCAGAGAATGCAACCTTTGTATCGCTTCGGTGCGGAATGCTGGGATGCACTTTCGGTCGTACCTATCGTCGAAAACGGCTTCACGAACCCTGCAACGTCTGATGCGCAACTTACGGTCGTCGCTCCTGGCTCTCGTCTGTACACTGTAACCTACGACAAGGGCGCAGGCACGGGTACGGCTCCCGAGGCAGTATCGGGCAAGAAATACGGCGAAGTCATTACTCTTGCGGCAGGCACGGGCTTGACCTTGTCGGGCAAGACTTTCAAAGGTTGGGACGAAAACAAAGACGCAACCGCTCCGAAATACGCGGCGGGCGCACAATATGTTGTCAAGACCAACGCAACGCTTTACGCAATCTTTGCTTAAAGACAATAGGGGCGGGAAACCGCTCCTTATGTGCAAGTAGGAGTATAGCCGTGCAACTCGGCAAACTTGCAAGGAGACGATATGATACAGAAACCTTTTAACGATGCGGATTTAATCTACAACTACGAAGAACACAGATATGTGCCGACAACCGACCTTATATTAAGGAAAACAGGCATAGACCTTGTGAACGGCAATATCCTTAACAGCGTTGACGATGCGAACCCGTCTGAACTCGGTGATAGAGTATTGGACGAGATAAGCGCGCATATTTACGCTACAATCTACGGAATGACACTTAACGAGAACTATGTATCGTTTATGCTCGCGTGCGACACGGAGTACAGGGACAGGCTGAAAAGGGTGTTCGTCAACGAAGTGCGCTATGCGTTGAGAGCAGGCGACTTTTGGTTTACTTTGGACGAAATGGAAAGAGCGAACTTCATCACAAGGGACAGCGTGAACTTGCTGAACAGACAACACTCGGAAACGGGCATAAGGCTGTTATATAGGGGCAGATTTAACGTCCTTTGTCGCAAGGTAGATTGGGAGTGGTAGAATGGGACTGAACGCACTTAACAGGAATGACAAGTATAATGTGTCGGCGGTGTATTATAAGCGCGAACACATAAGGACGGACGGGACGGCGATGTGCGGAACACATATCAAGGTCAAGATAGAAGATAAGCGCAACAAGAGCGTAAGTCAGCCGATACAAAACCTTATGACCGACAGCACGACAATGCTTGTAAGCACAAGGAACTTGCAGGAATACGACAAGTATGACGAATTGTACCTTATGGGCAAGCGGTGGCAGATAGTCGAATTACAGACGGCTTACGAGAACACAGAGATAAACGGACTGACTAACCCGCAACTGTTGGCAGTGCACTATCTTGCGTTGAACGAGTTAGGGGGTGAGCCTTTGTGGATAAGACCATAGTAAACGCCGTTTGGGAAACATTCTTTTACATTCGCGACCGCGCGCCTATTCGTACAGGCAACTTGCGCTATAATGCAATGACTTACGAAATGCTCAAAACAAGAGCGAATATTTATGTGGACGAAAAAATCGCTCCGTATATGAAATATACTAACGAGAATTGGAACAACTTCCGACCGCCTTTGTACGGCAGGCAAAACCCGAACGAGGGTTGGTGGGATAGAGCCGCGCACGATGCGGTGTATGTGTTGGCTAATATGTTAGGGGGAACGGTACAAGAAGTATGATTGAAGTTAAGCAATTTGTGGATATAATCGAAAATCAATTAAACGCGCTTGCGGTCGGAAAGGACTTTACTTTTAAGATATACCCGAACGAGGGCGAGTTTGTTGATGTTATACAGTCATCTCAAACGGAACTCCCGAAAGATGTAATCTACGGCGTGGTAACATTTTTGCCGAACACGACTATCCCGCTGGCGAACTTGGGTATTTTCAACATTACTGCGAGTTTGTCTATTTTGGCTCCCGTAACAAGGGGTGCGTTAAGCAACGACGATACTTACGGACACGTCAATGAGATAGCGGATATCTTGCAGAATTACTACCAACAGCAGACGGGTGCGAGTGGCACTTTAACCGACAAAAGCAACACGGCATACAAGTATGTGCTGGGCATTAACACTCCGCAGACAGGGCAAGAGAGCGTTTACGGGAAGGCAGGAAGAGCCGTACCGTTGTCTATGGTGTTGTCGTGGCAACTCATACGGGGCGGCGTGTTGTTTACCGATGTTCACGTTATTATAGACGGAACGGAAGTCGTATGCACGGACTTCGGAGCAGAATTGAATGTCGGGCAACAAACGGACAACATCCAAAACGAAGCGTATTTGCAGTCGTATCCGCAAAGTCAGAGTCTGTCGATGACGGTGCAAGTACCGTACCAAAACACGGCATTGTGCAGGAAACTCATTGCACAGTTATGGGACGGCACATTACAGCAGTCGTTCACGGTAAAATACTACGACGGAACAACCTACACGGAAGAGACAGCAATCACGAAGAATATGATTGCAAGCCGAATAATCACGAACGCACAGCCTGGCACAAATATGGGTATTGTGGCAACATTTACTTTATCAAGGTAAAGAGTTATGGCGAACGAGAAACATTATATCATAACAATCAAACAAAGCGGCGGAGGTGGCGGCGGAAATGGTGAACTCCGAGAAAAGACGGGGCAAGACGAGAACGGCGCAAGCGAAGGAACTGCTTTATCGTTAAGTAAGACCGTGGCGAAAGTATGGTCAAGCACTGCATTGCTTCGTACAACTTTGGATGCAACAATGCAGATTGTGTCGCGCAACGAAGGGAACAGCCTTATCAACGAAAGATACAAGGCGGTCAAGGGTGTCGGAACAACCGCATTAACGCTCGGACTTGCGTTCGCGGTGGGTGGCGTTGGTGCTGGCTTAACGGCAACAGCGGCGGTAGCAATATCTTATGGACGACAGATTGAGCAATTCAATTACGAGCGTCGGTGGGAGATGTACGGGCTGACCGAGAAACGCGCAAGAGCGGGTGCGAACTTCAACAGGAGCAGGTTATGAACAATTTTCAGATTGATATATACGAATTGGGTAGTTGGAACAACCTTGACGGGTGGGTGCGACCGTTCGACCTGACCTTTGCGTTAGACGAAACACTGGATAGCGGCTCCGTTCAAGTTACAGGAAGCACGAGAAAGGCGGTAATCAAGCCGTACACGCTTATAAGGCTGACGATTAACTCAACGGTCAAGTATATGCTCGCACAGGACGCAAAACGCACGCAAAGCACCTTTTCGGGGACGATTAAGTACGATTGGAACATCCCGCTTATCGAGACCACGAAAATGCTCGAAAGGATACCGTGCGACACAATGCGTTTCTCTAATTATTTGGGGCATAATTATGCAGGAGATGCAACTCCTGTTATTCCAACAAAAGTTAGCGGGCGCGACCTTGTAACCATAAAATCAACATCGTTACAATCTCCGCAAATCGTTGGAAGCACTGTCGTTTTCCCGAAAATAACCGACTATTTCGAGCCTATTGATAATGGTTCGTCGCAATATCCAGTAACTATCGATTTGCAATCAAGCAAATTGGTAATTCAAACGCCTTCTGGAAGTCAAAGTCAATATGGCAATGAGAGCGTAACAGTTACACTCTCCGAAGAAGGGGTTTATACGGCAACATACACAATAGAGTTTGAGTATCCATTGGACGAACAAACTGTTGTATATCAAGCAAGCGTTTCATCCGTGCAAAGTATCGCGCCGAAAACTAACCCGACCATTACAAGCATTGTCGAAAAGATACTGCGTTCGGGCGTAACAAGGCGTGTCTATCGTGGAGCGGGTGCGCTTGGCGATATAGACAAGCAACTTATCCGCTTTAATGCGGCACAGGCGGAAAAATACAAGGCAATCGAAACCGAATACAGCACAACGAGAAACACCTTTTTTGAAGCCTTGTCGGGCGTTGGCGAGATTATCCACGCAATGCCGAGACTGAACTTTATTGACACATTCGGATATAAGGGATATGAACTTGTGTTTGACGAACTCGGCGGGAACGACGAATACACCGTTCCGACAACCGCCGAGATGACTTACGAGCAAATGTCTTTAACGGGCGACGAATACTGCGAAGCAATCGACAGCGTAGTTGAGAATATACTCAATACGACCGATGTTGACAAGGGCGCGATAGTAGAGCCGTCCACGGGAACATACAAGACTGTAAGGACAGAACGCGGCGGATATAAGATATCAGCCGACACGATGAGAATACAGACCGAAAGACCTATTTACAGGCTTATTAAGTTAGAAGTCTTGTGCAACGGTAAAGCGGGCGATATTACGGCTTATGTCTATGAGAACGCGGAATATGAAGCCTTATCAGAATATGCGGGCGCAGTGTATCCGTACTCAAAGGCTTATGCGTTGAAGTACACTTCGGGGCAGAAAGATATCACGGGACTAACATTCAGGGACAATGCGGTAACGGACTTGTCGTCGGCATTCAGAAACTATGCAATCTACAACATCGTCAAACAAGTGTTAGATACGACGATATCGGACTATACGGCGTTAGCATTCAGGGTAACCTATATTCCGTTGGTTACGGCGAGAATAACGCAAAGCAAGCCCTACACGGGGTGGGAGACGGACTTTTCGTCGAATGTATTGATATCTAATCAAGGCGGGAATATGGTCGAGAGCGACCGCTATGGCGAACGCTTAAAGGGTTATATTGCAAGGCTGGGCAACAAACAAGTCGTGCGAACTTACAACTTTGCACAGTTTGAAGATTTACCGCAATGCGGGCAACTTATGTATGTCGAAGACGAATATATGTATGTGTCGCTCATCAATGCAAATCTCGACCAAAACAAAGTTAAGGCAACAATTCTCTTAACGCCGCAATTCAATAGGCTGTCGGAATATGTCGGACTAAATAGCGAATACAGATTATATGATGTTTCTGAAAAACAAGCGGTCGAAAGACTTGTAAATTATACGGAAAAGTGTTATATTAATTATAGGGCAACATCGGCATCTTCCAAAGTGCCGTTCATCAAGAGCGATGCGTATTATTCGATTTTCCAAACGCTCGGCAGACGGGCGGACTACGATGCAGGAGAAGTACCTACTGCCGCCTTGGTGCAAGTGAGCGGGACTTGGTTTGCGAGAACGCTCGACAAGAGAGCAAGCGGAAATAGCCTTGTGTTTGAGTTTGTGTTCGATGACAACTACGGCGTGGGCTATCAATCAATACCTAACTCGGTATCAGTCGATGCGGCAAGGATACAACGGTTAGTGCCTTATGGGAATGTCTATGGCGAGTTTGACACGATGAGAGTTCAGTTTGTGCCGAAAGCGTTCACGAACTCCGCCGACAAGATGAACAGTTATCCCGCAATTAACAGTGAGTACCTTACAGATGTATATCCGTTATTCGATACTTCGTCGCTGGGAGATAACAGTGTCGTGTATCCGTTCCTTATAGACAAGGATAACAAAGAACAGATTAACTTCACTTATCAACTTAACTTCATATCAAGGGTTAAGTCGGTAGTGCTGGGAACTGCGTTCTTCCGTAACAACGATTTACTTATTGACAGGTCAGGGCTTACGGGCGAGCAAAGAGTAGCGTTGAACCCATCGATATACCTGATTAAGAAGCGGCTGAATATGCTGTCGAAACCCGACCTTACGGGTGCGTTGAAACTAACTGCTCCGAACGGGCTTGCGTGTGTATTTCAGGATAGTTTTGCGAACAACGCGGGCTTTAAGACGGGATTACAGATAACGAACACAACAAACGAAACCTATGTTGGGTGGTGCGCGGTTGACGATAATACGGGCGAACTGTATATCGGAGACAACTACGAACTGAAACCTAACCACACTGCACCGACACTATACTTCAATTTTAAGGAGTAAATAATATGATTTTTTATTGCGATTTACAAGGTAATCTCAAAGCGTTTCAAAATGAAACGGTGTATCAAGGCTCGAACAACGTAACGACGATTTATGTCGTTGCGCCGTTCAGCCGTCCCGTGGGGCTTAACATCTCTTTCACGAAGCCGAACAAACTCGTTACAAGTCCCGCGATTATGAAGTGGGTGGGAACTCTTGGCAATGTCAAGATACCCGTTTCATTCGTCAATATCCCCGAACAATTTACCGATACCTACAATGTGTGGGCGTATGCGTTGCCGTACTCTATCACGGAACAGAACGGCGTTGTGGGCGTGAGTGTCAACGCGGTTATTGCAGATAGCGTGGATGCAAGCGGACAACAGGCTTATAGGGGAAACCTTACGACCTTTACGGGGCAATTCACGGTGGCTTATTCCGCTTTGCCTTCTCCGCCTACGGATATTCCGACCGAGTGGACGCAGGATAAGGTGTTGGACTTGTTGAATAACTATTACAACGACGCCATTCAAAAGATAGGCGAAATGAACACCTTAAAGACCGATGCAAAGGATACGCTTGTCAAGGCGATTAACGAAGTATTTGACGAGATAGCAAGTACGAACGCAACAATAGGCGACCTTTCCACTCTTACCACGGACGAAAAGACCACAATCGTGGGCGCAATCAATGAAGTGGATGCACACACCGACGCGAATAAAGCCGAAATAGGCAATCTTTCTGCGCTTACAACGGACGAAAAGGCTACGCTTGTGGGAGCAATCAATGAAGTGGATAATCACGCGGACAACGCCACAACTTTGGCAAACAACGCTGTCGCAACGGCTAATGGTGCAGTCGCAACGGCAAACGAAGCAAAGACCACCGCGCAGACCGCTGAGAATAACGCGAACAGTGCGGTAGATAAGGCAAATGCCGCAGTCGGGAAAGCGAACGAAGCGATAATGAAAGCGGACGCAAAAGCGACTTCTATCGGCTTTATGACCGCGAAAGACGCTGTCACGGCATTGAACGGCTATCCGAGAACGCAACTTAAAGGCGGCGACACGATTTGGATAGTTGAAGATGGAACGCCTGACCTTTGGGTGACGGAAGTAGCACAAGAAAGCGTGCCTTACAACTACACGACGAAAGACAAATTCAATCAAGATTTGGTTGATAACAAAGTCTTGCAGATTGGCTATTTCAAGACAGCGTATCAAGAAAGCGACGGCAAGCCCGTTACCATTGCGTGGCAAAATGTTTTGGTTAAGAGTACAGATTGGGTTGCAAGCCCGGAGTTTGCAGACTTCCCGTACGAGGCAAAGATAGAACTCACGGACTTTGTCGATTATACGACCGTTCCGCAAGTAGTATTCGATATTGCCGACACAATGAGCGGAAACTATGCACCGATATGTAAATCGGGCGACAAGTGTGTTTACATTTATGGCAAAGTACAAGACGAAATCACGCTTAAAACAGTCATCACCTTTGCGCCGAATGTCAATGGTGCAAGCGTAGTTGGTGG